TTACTTGTTGCTTGTTTGAGTGTTTTCTTACACTCTTTACATTTCATAGTTTTAGTGTAGTAGGTGTAGGGGGATTTTGGGTATAACAGGCTCCTATAGTGGGTAAGCCTGAAAGATTACTTCTTGTTGTCCTCGGGTACTGAGTTTGCCTTCCTAGTGTATCGTATTACCGATTCTCAGCTTTCTGACTCCTGATGCCAACTTCACCTGTAACAACTTTTGAAATCCTTGTTTATAATTTAACTATAATACTTATTTTTACTTATGCAAGAATTAGATGATATACTGTAAGTATACATTATTCAATGTATTCCTCCCTTGTTGCCCTAGCTAGTCTAGGGTATGCTACAGTACTACTATGAGTGAATATGTACCTGTACAAGATTGTGACCAGTGCCTCAATCCTTTTTGGGAAGATAAGTTACAAAATGGTTTATGCCCTAACTGTAGTGAGAACGATTTATCTAGTTTCTTTGAATAAAAAATTTTTTTTACCCCAGTGGTTCTTGTAAGTCAGTAGGAGCCTGTCTGCCTTTTATTCTTGGATAACTTCTTGGTTTATGATTATTACAGTGTTTAAATTTATTGTATTTGGAAATAACTGTTGTACATCCTTTGTTAACACAGACTCTTCCACTACTATATGAAGTAGAGGGTTTGCTATTAGGATATTTATTTCCTGTTATGTAATCACTCATACAATATATAGTATAGGAGATACAATGCCGAAAAAAGGTTACAGCCCTAAAAAAGGGATGAAAAAAAATAAAGTTAAGAAAAGAAAATAATGGCTGAATGGCGAGGAATGAAAGTGAAGTTAAATTCACCTAGCCCTATACGAAAGGGTGAGCCTGGCTATGGTCGTAAGAAGTCTAAAGTCTTTGTAATGAAAAATGGGAAAGTCAAGAAAGTTATGTTTGGTGACCCTAATATGAAGATAAGGAAAAACAATCCTAAAGCTAGAGCTTCGTTTCGTGCTAGACACAAATGCAGCACAGCTAAGGATAAAACCTCTGCACGATATTGGTCGTGTAGAGCTTGGTAAGGAGAGAGAATGGCTAAAGTAAGTTGGATGTATGGTGGCAAAAGATATAGTGGCACCCTTATCCCTAGTAGAGAAACAAAGACACATAGGTTTGCTAGAACAGAAAATGGAAAAATAAAGAAACTTCCTAAAAATAAAAAATAAATAATGCCTAGACCAATATGTAAACTTAATGATGTTATTGGGGAGCAGTGTAGAAAACAAAGTAGAAACAACTCTGTATATTGTTCACAGAAATGTAAGAATAGGTTTTTCTATTTAAAGAATAAAAAAGATAAACCTCCTGTTAGACCAAAAGAAACAGCTGCAGCTAGAGGGCAACACTATGAACAGTTTGTTAAAGAGTATGCAGTTGCTTTAGAAAATAAAAAATTTACACATCAACAAGTAGCTGACAAGCTAGAGATAGGTAGAAGTGTTGTAACTAAAATGTATACAGCTTATCTACAAGATAAAGAAGTAGTTGCAGCAAGAGAAGATTGGGAGTTATCACAAGAAACAATTAAGTCCTTAGAGGATTTTAAAGATTTTAGAGATAGGTATTTTAAAACAGAAACAGGTGACCTATACGAAACAGCAGACTTCCACGAGGGTTGGATAAACTCTATTATGGATGCTATTAAAAATGGTGGACAACAAATGATACTTAGCCCACCACGACATGGCAAGACAGACTTACTGACACACTTTGCTGTATGGCAGATATGTAAAAATCCTAACATCAGAATTATGTGGGTTGGTGGTAATGAGGACATAGCTAAGAACGCTGTAGGTTCTGTACTTGACCAGTTAGAAAATAATGAACTGTTAGTAGAAGAGATATGTGGACCTGGTGTAAAGTTTCAACCTAAAGTACGAAGTGGTAAGTCTTGGAGTTCTGGACAGTTTACTGTAGGTACACGAACCATTACAGGTATTAAGAGTCCGACAATGGTTGCTGTTGGTAAAGGTGGAAAAATACTTTCTCGTGACTGTGATTTAATTATTGCTGATGACATTGAGGACCATGGTACAACAATACAACCTAGTGCTAGAGAGCAGACCAGGCAATGGTGGACTACAACATTATCTTCCAGGAAAGAGGAACATACTGCTGTAGTTGTTATTGGCTCTAGACAACATCCAGAAGATTTATATAACTTTTTGTTAGAGAACCCACAGTTTGATACAAAGGTAGAAGAGGCACATAGTTTAGAGTGTGTGTTACCTGAAACAGAATTAGAAGTACATCAAGACTGTATGCTATGGGCAAGTAAAAGAACTTACAAATGGTTAATGGGTCAGAAAGCAAACGCTGATACAACTGGTGGTAGAGCAATATTTGAAATGGTATATCTTAACAAAGCATTTGTAGAAGGTATTACTATGTTTAACTCAGAAGATATAGACCAATGTAGAGATATAAACAGAGTTATTGGGCAGGTACCTGCAGGAACACATTTAATTGCAGGACTTGACCCAGCATCTACAGGATTTCAGGCTTGTGTCTTATGGGCTGCTAATCCAGATACAGGAGAAATGTTTTTAGTAGATATAGAAAATGAACAAGGTGGAGGTGTTATACAAGCTCGTAAGTCTATAAAGAAATGGCACGATAAGTATGGACTATCTCATTGGGTTATTGAAGAGAATGGTTTTCAGAAAGCTATTAGACAAGATACAGAGTTAAAAGATTACTGTGGTAGAAATGGTATACACCTAGAAGGACATCAGACACAGAAAAACAAATACGACCCTATTTATGGTGTAGGAAGTATGCAACAGTTGTTTGAACAAAAACTAATAAACTTACCTTATGGTGACACAGAAAGCGAAACAAAGAGTAATATATATCGTAGACAGTTAATTTATTTTTCTAGTGCTGCTAGTAGAGCTAGTAAAGCTAGAAGTTATAAATCTGATGTAGTAATGGCTAGTTGGTTTCCAATGAAAGTTATAAGAAGGCTTGGAAAAGAACGACTAGCTGAGGTAGGATTAGATTACGAACCTAGTTTTGGAGAATGGGACATAAGCGATATGAACGAAAGCCCTTGGGGATAGAATGACACCTGAACAATTGACACATGCAATAACTAATTTGCATTTTGATAACCAAGCTGCTTACAGCACTAGAGGTCGTATTCGTGCAATTATGAATGGTGGACCTGATGGTATTCAGGCTTTACTAGGTGATAACCTAAAAGGATTCCAAGACTGGCAAGTACCTGTACCAAACCTTATGATGTCAGGACTAGAGCATTTATCACAAAAGATTGGTCGTATTCCTAACTTAAAAGTAGATGTACCTAATGGTAAAGATAGCGATAGAGCAAGACAGAAAGCTGAAAAGATTGGAAGGATTGTTAATGCGTATGATGAGGTACAAAAACTAGATTTACAAATGCCACAAGTTGGTAGATGGCTACCAGGTTATGGTTTCTCTGTATGGGTAATCAGAGAAAAGAAAGATGCTAATGGTACACCTTACCCTTGTGCAGAACTTCGTGACCCATACAACTGTTACCCTGGATATTTTGGTGCAGACCAACAACCTAAAGATATGGCTATTGTTCGTAGAGTTCCTAAAGAAGCTCTTGCAAGAACTTATCCACAATTTGCAAATAAGATTATGTCTAAAGATGCGTACAACACAGACTTCAAAGGTGTAGGTAGTGCGTATGCTTCTGCATATACTGACTCATACAATGGTTCTTGGGCTAACAGTAACAACGAAGGTGATTTAATTGCAGAGTATTATAACTTAGAAGGTACATATATTTTCCACATGACTTCTGCAACTATTCTTGACTTCATACCAAATCCACTTGATAGTGGACCTGCATTTGTTATAGCTAAGAAATTTAGCTTTGATAGATTGCAAGGACAGTATGACCAAATCATAGGGCTTATGGCTTCTATGGCAAAAATTAATGTGATGTCAATAATAGCAATGGAAGATGCAGTGTTTACAGAAACTAACATTTCTGGAGAGATAGAATCTGGACAATATAGAAAAGGTAGATTTGCAGTAAACTATCTAGCTCCAGGAACACAAGTTTCTAAACCATCATCTAATGTTCCTTATCAGATTTTCCAACAGATAGATAGAATAGAACGACAACTTCGTGTTGGTGGTTCGTATCCTACAACTGATGATTCGCAGTCACCACTAGCATTTGCTACTGGTAGAGGACTTGAAGAGTTGGGTGCATCTATGTCACTTATGATTAGAGAGTATCACACAGTAATGTCTGATGCTATAGAAATGATTGACACTAAACGATTAGAGTGGGATGCAAAAATGTATGGTGGTAATTCTAAATCACTATCTGGTTATATGGATAATACTTTTTATTCAGAAACATACGACCCAGGTAAAGATATTACTTCTTACAAAACACGAAGAGTGTATGGAGCTATGGCTGGATATGATGAACCACAGAAGATAGTTACAGGATTACAGTTACTACAAGCTGGTATTATTGATAAACAAACTCTACAAGAAAACCTTGATGGTTTAGATAACCTTGTTAGAGTTAACGATAGAATTACAAAAGAAAAAGCAGATAACATACTGTTTGACACTTTGTTAGCACAAGCTCAACAAGGTGACCCTAAAGCAACTATGGCTGTTGTGCAGATAAGAAAGAATCCAGATGATATGCAAAATATTCTAGATAAGTTCTTTACAGCAGAAGAGCCAGAGATACCACAACCTGAACAAGAATTGCTTGGAGGAGGTGCCTTGCCACCACAAGGTCCTCCACCTGGCATAGCTGAACTACTTGGTGGATTAGGAGGATAATGTCTATTAATAATAAATTTGAAGATATAGTAGATTTTTGTTTAATTGATGTTGATGAACTAGGTGATGATATTATCTTAGAAGAAAGAATACAAGGTAAAACATATACAGACCAAATGCCACCAATGGTATTTCCTTTTGGCTATATGATTATAAGTTCTACATTTATGTTTTTTGATGATGAGGATGATGATGGCGACCAGGAGTAA